CATCTTCAGACGGAACAAAAATTTATTTTAAAGTAAACGGTAAGGAATACAATTTTACAAGCCATATTAACACGTATGGGGACATGATCACGATATGGGTAGGTAAAGGAACAATCGAAAAGCTGTCGTAACAGACGGCTTACTGTAATGCAGGCGAGGACGGTTACAACCCCGTGAAAATGCAGAGTACAGGAAAGAGAGGATATAACATGAATACTTTTAGGCCTGATTTAATTACTAGCATTGAAGATCTTAGTTTTTGTGAGTGGCGAGACTT